TTTTGAGAGGGCGACCACTTGTGAATGCGTATCACGGTCAATCAACCAATCAAGGCTAACGTGATAATGTTGAAAAACGGCTTTCAAGCGATTGGTGAGGATTTCGCGCAAATAGGTATTGGCATACGCCGCCTGTTTATTGCCGAATTTAAACCCAATAGAGCCATCATCTTTCACACCGTTGAACGCACGCAACCACACATGGCGAAAATGCTCACGTTGGCGTTTGCGAGGGAGTGCAGAAAGCAGTTTTTCAACATAATCGAACTGGTGCGGCGCAACAGAAAATAATTCCATTTGCGCCGATGTCGCTTGAGCAGCATCTAAAGTGCGGTCAACATTCACCGCACTTTGCATCATCACTGCACGTGCATCTGCCATCGCTTGCTCACGTTTGGCAAGATTGGCATTACACTCAAGTTCCCAGTTCATTATCAAGAATCCTTACATTGCCGTATTGGCTAAATATTCACTGTGATATTCAAAATATTCTTTGATCTTGTTATCAGTGGATTTCACGGCACTAACGAATTCATCTAGAGTTGAAATTTCTTGCTGTGTTAAGTCATAATGGCGCAATGCCTCAACTACATCTAAAACAGTGCCAAGTGATTCACCGATATTTTGTGGCGCTTGCCCTTCAATCATTTCAAACACTTGAAAACGTGAATTCATCGTTCTAACTCCCAATGTCACACCACAATCAAGCGGAATATAAATATTGTTTTCCATCATTCCTCCTTACCAGCGTCTATCTAACGAATCGACAATAAACTCAATTAATCCCATTACCGTGATAGTTGCACCAAGAACAGCAAATGCAGCCACTAAAAACATCATAAAAAGCTCACTCATCACGTTTCCCCATAAATTGCTTAAAGTCATATTGGCGGGTCTTGTCTAGTTTGATTTGCCCTTCCTCAATCCCTTTTTTGAAACAATATTCAGCGCGTGCAAAGCTCCAGTTTGTTTGTGTTTCGGTTGGTGCCGCTATCCACGCTGAACGCCATTGTTTTGCAGCTAACCCATAATTGCCTTGTTGCTCACTTTCTTTTGCGTGTTGCGCATGGTCTAAATAAGTTTTAATAGCTAATTTTTTCATTTTGCATTTCTTGCTAAGTAAACCGTCATATTGGCGGATTCGATGATTTTTGAATAAACAAGCGCGGCGATGTCATCTTTCCCTTGTTGTTTTAAATGTCCCCACAAAGCTAAAAAACGACGATATTTGCGATACCATTTCTGTGCGGATTTATTCATTTGTGTTTCCATTTTTATCCTCCTGAGTATCAATTTGAGTAAATTCCCGCTCTGTTACGCCTTGTGAAAACATTCCCGAAAGTAACCGCACTTTACGTAGTGCGCGGGCTATTTTGCGTTGTCCTTGTTCTGTGTAGTGATGGAGCTTAGTGCCTGTTAAATGCCCTGCACGTAAATCTGAAAAATCTAAATCGGCTAATTCCAACAGCATTTCTCGAAAGCCTTGTTGTAAACCGTCAAACTCTCGTTCTACACGGAATTGGCTTTTGCTTAACGAGTGCAGCGCATCATCAAAACTTCGGATTTCAGGCACCTTTACTTGATTTACACGGCACCATTTTTCAGCGGCAGATTCCGTTTCATCTTCAAAGCAATAAGGCATTAAGGCCATCACTCACCCCCATTCATTTATTTACGGAACCACCGTGCAAAGCGTTGGAAAATACTTTGTTCACGTGCCCACTGTTCTTCTTCAAGTAACGCAATGCGATCACTGAGTGATTCATTCAGCAATACTTGCTGTGTATTCACGTTTGCTTGGTGAGAAATCGCTCGTTGCAACAGTTGAATGTTGCGAGCCTGTTCTTGCACGGTTTTATTTAACTGCCACACATTCACACGGTTATGGCGTTTTTTACCGTTGTCATACACATAATTACTGCTTGCCATTTGCTCAAACTCCTAAATTTTGGTTGCAAAAATCCTGTCGAATGAATTTCTTCAAACGACGGTGGTTAAATTACTGTTGGAAAATTAAGAATTAATCCGTAGGGATTTCGATTTGCCGTTCGTCTATTGCTGGTAACTTGCCTTGCTTACGCATTTGACGTTCTTTTGCCCACTGTTCGGCTGTTTTGAAATTCTGAATTAATGCCGGTGTAAATGTACCGATACTAATATTGCGAATTTCTGTCCAGAGTTCGAAATGAACTCGACCACAGCTTTTGCAATAGCATTCAGAAACAATGGTATTTTCTGCCTTTCTAGAGGTTCTCGTCCCAATCTGATCGCTACCACATCCTGGACATAATGCATCGACTTTTGCTGCCATATCACACACCTTCTTCTGTCCTATACTCTCCACATTCCCCAATATGGATTGCACGGTTGATATTAATGCCCAAACACCTGTTTCAGACTTTCGTAAATTGTTGGCCAATCTACATCGGGTCTTAGTTCGGTTGGGTTTACTTCAAATTTTGTGGCTTGGATGATGAATGGGATGTATTTCACATCCATTTTTCCGCCGTTGAGCCATTTACCCACTGCAGCCTGACTTGTTCCGCAAGCTCTAGCTAGGGCAGACTGTCCATTACAAATGGTGACAGCCTGTTCAATACTTTTCATAAAATCACGCTTGAAACTTAAGTTTTAATCATATTAATCGCTATGTTTTAATTTTGCAACTATTTTTTTAATGATATTTTATAACTTAAGTTTTAGAATCAATAATAAGGAGCAAAAAATGTCTAATTTATCTACTCGTTTTAAAACTTTACTTGATGAAAAGCGCCTGTCTATGAACGCCTTTGCAAAACAAGTCGGCGTTTCTCAACCTGCCATTGCAAAAATTGCGAGTGGTGAAACTCTCAATCCTAAAAATATTTTAGAAATTGCGACCGCACTTGGTGTGAACGCACACTGGTTAAAAACTGGAGAGGGGGAGCGCGATGCGGATGTTTTCGCATTTACATCAGAAAAGGACGATGATCATACCCTACGGGTGGATTTATTAGATGCCGAATTGGCAGCACATAGTTCGGGAATTATTAATCTTGAATATCCTGATGTTATATCGTCTATTTTCTTTACCCATGAGGGTGTGAAACGGATTTTAGGCAGAACAACGACCGATGGCGTGTATATGTTCAAAGTGCCGACTGACAGCATGGTGCCAACCATTACGCAAAACGACATCGTATTTATCGACACCAATGTAAAAGAATATATTGGCGAGGGCGTGTATTCGTTCAACTTAAACGGAGAAACCTACATAAAACGCCTGCAACGCCTACCGACCGGGGTGATTATGGCATTAAGCGACAACCCGCTTTATCACCCTTTTGAAATAACAGAAGACTTATTCGACACTGCCGAGATTATCGGGAAATTTATTAAAGCGGTAGAATTGAAGCCGAAGGATTTGTAGGGTTCATACCTACCAATCTTTACCAAAACCAACCTAAGGAGAACTTATCATGGCCTACGAATACAAAATGATTCAAGCTGCGCCCCATATCATTGCGCAAAGAAAGAATATTCAAACTGCAGCTGCAGACTACTTACAAGAACTGGTTAATGAACAGGCAAGATTAGGTTGGGAGTTTTTTCGGATAGATGATTTTTCTACTGAAGAAGCGGCAGGATGTTTTTCTGGCGGCAAAACGACAACTAAGATTCATAAAGTTATCACCTTTAGACGCGAAAAAAATGATTAATGGTTTGGCTTAGTATCCAATTAATTTTACTTTATCAATATTTAGCACCAGCAAAAATTCGCAATGGTTGCCGCTTTGAGCCTAGTTGTTCAAATTACGCCATTTTAGCCTTGCGGAAATACGGTTTTCTTCGTGGTTGGAAGATGGCTTTCAATCGGCTGAAGCGGTGCAAATATCCGAATGGTGGGGTGGATCATCCTTAAATCTGTTGAAGTTTCATAAATATGAGAATACACACCAACGCCCCAGTTTGTATTCTCGAGCCATGGTGTTTAGTTTTCCGATGAAGATGAAGAAGTGGTAGCGATTAACCCGAGGGATTTGTAGGGGGATACGATGAAAGATGAGTTATATAGTTACAATTATGTAAGAAACCGCAATAAACTATTTACTAACTTAATCAGTATTATTGATGGTATAACTTGTGATGGTGAGATTACAGAACAAGAGTTGCTTTATTTAGATACATGGATTTTAGAAGCACAAGAATTACAAAATAATGTTATTTTCCAGCAAATTAGAGATCAAATTATTGATATTCGATTTGATGGAGAGGTTTCTAAAAACGAACTCGAAGAACTCAAATCTACCCTTATTGAAATCCAACGTAATATTCTAGATTTACCAAATATTGATCTCTATTCAAAAGAATCTGACATTCATTTACTTTCTGGTTTATGTAAGGGGATTATTTCTGATAACCGTTTATCAGACGATGAAGTGTATTACTTAAAATGGTGGATCAATCAAAATAGCTTGCTCAAAAATAACTATCCTGGCAGTGAACTTTATCGCTTAATAGATGATATTCTTTCTGATGGAGTTATAACAGAAGATGAAAGACATAAATTAAAATCTATGCTCATTGATTTCACTGGGAGCGATCCTGACAATGGTGTTGTTGATGGTTTGGCAATGGGGAAACTCTTTTTTGATTCTGTAGAAGATATAGATTTTACTGACAAGGTTTTATGTTTTACAGGTAAATTCATTTATGGTTCTCGCAGTAAATGTGAAAATAAAGCTGAAAAACTAGGCTGTTCAATAGTAAAAGATTGGCGCTCAGATTTGGACTATTTGATTGTTGGTACACTTAATTCAAGAGATTGGATTTATCAAAGTTTCGGACGAAAAATAGAAAAAGCAAAGGAATATCAAAAACAAGGTCATAAAGTGAAGGTGATTACCGAAGAACAGTGGCTAAATGCTATTAATAAGTTAGGTAAATAATACAAGTTTTGCACAAACTTGACCGTGGCCACAATGGCGTGCCTTGTGAGAGTATTTGTGGGTAGAGGTGAAAAAATGACTAATAAAAGCAATTTAGATGATAAAAAATTTATTAATTTTTACTTTTATCTCCAAGATTGTATTCTTGATATAGGGGCAGCATGTAGTATTCTTAAAGGAATTAGTGAGGGCTCAAATAAAGAGGCGATAATAAGAACAACAAAAATGTGTTTAGGTGTTGTTTTACTAAATGTCTGTCGGATTTCAGACGCAATACGCTCAAATCAAGCAATCGTGAAAAAATTATCTGAAAAAACTAGAAATGAATTAAATAAATTCGTTAAGGATTATCATTCTGATAACCTAAAAAAATATAGAAATACTTATCTAGTTCATTCAAATGTGAAGAATCGCATACCTAATGTAGGTGAACTTGCAAATCTACTTTTTGACATCATTTTTGAAAAAACAGGAAAGAGAGGCAAAATTGGAGCTCTTGACTATATAAGAGCATTTGATACTCATGAAGACATTTATAATAGTTTAAATCATTTGATTTTGTGTGAAGTTAATAATGATATAAAAGCTCTATTCAAAATGAATGATGACTCTGAATTAAATAGATATAGTGGTATTTAATGAATATAGATAGAACGTTGCAAAATCACGTTTTGCATTTTTTAAAATCTCATTATGACGATTTTATTGAAGATCGCTTAATTTATGACGTTTGCATTAACGGCACTGAATTGCTCGACCTTAATGAACAGTTTGCTCTTTTCCCCAAAATAAAGGTGGATATAGCAACAATCAGACACCTTCGTGAAAATTTAATTTATTTAAGTTCGCATGGATTATTAGAACAAAAAGGCTCAAGTTATCGAATTACGCATAAAGGCATTGATTTTATAGAAGATGACGGTGGATTATCCGCTATTTTAAACGTATCCACCGTTAAATTACACCCTAGTTCAGTGGAATTGCTCATCTCTGTGATTGATGGCTCAAGCCTAAACCCGAGCGATAAGCAGAAAATGATTGATCAACTAAAATCGCTTCCTGCCGATTCCATAAAACAAATCCTGACTGAATTAGTGAATAAGGGAGTTGACTATTTGCCTGCATTATTTGCATCATTTTATATGTAGTATAGCCACGCTCTGTGCCGCATTTTTCTAGTACAGCCACGCCGATGTTTTTGCCTAAGTCTAAGCAAAGGCCATCGGCTTGGCTGTCTATATTAAAAAATGTGCCATTTGTGTGAAAAACTACGCTTTTTATCATTCCCATTTTATTTTCTCTCCTTTTTCACTTCCACTTCATCTTCTTCCACTTTCAGTTCACATTCAATTTGACTGGTAAAGCCGCCGTCTGAAAGATTGTGTGTCACTTTGGTGATTAGCCAGTTGGTTGCGTCAATTTCGGCTTTAAAGCCTGAAAGCTCAATGGGTGTTTCGGGGATTAAATCAGGTTCGCCAAAGGCAAGATTTAGGCTAAATGTTGCCACGCCTCGTTTGAGTTTATCAAAGGCGGATTTTGCGGCATTGATGGCGGTTCTTTCGCTTGCATAAGTGTGGCGGAGTGATTTTATTTGCGCATTATCACTGGTGATAGGCTCTTGTTGCTCAATAGTGTTGTATTTGCGTTTGCTTAATCGTCTGCCTTTCACAGTGCCGTTTTTCAGCGTTCTGCCTTTTGTCATACGCTGTTTTTTCACTATCTTGGTGTTTTCATCCACCGTAATTTCGCCACGTTTGCCTGTGTCCGTATCATGCCAATACGCCCGCACGGCTTTGTAGTTTTCGCTTTCTGCAATAGAGAAATTGTAGTTGTCGCCACTTTTGCGAGTGATTTTTCGCAGTGGAATCGGCTTGCCTGTGGCGGTTTTGCCTTGTCCTAGCGGCATAAATAATAGCGTGCCATTTTTAACCGTGCACATTGCCCCGTGTTCTTCTGCTAGACGGCTTAATAGATTAATGTCGCTTTCGTTGGTTTGGTCGATGTGCGCAATAAAGGTGTTAGCCAGTTTTTTCTCGCACTGGCTTTTGAGTTGGTTTTCTTTGGCGATGGTGTCAATAATTTCGCCCAACGTTTTTTTATCAAATGACCGCTCTTTTTGTTCGGAAAATGAGCCTTTTAAATCTGCCGCTCTTGCTCTGATGGTTAATCGGTCTGCCGAACCTGCACCGCCTGAAAATTGCACTTCATCCACTGAATATTGCCCTTTGTCAATCAGTGGTTTGCCTTTCCAGCCTAGCGCAACTTGGATTGTGGCATTGCGTGGCGGTAAGGCGAGTTTACCGTCATGGTCAGATAATTCTAAGTCGAGTGTATCCGCCTCTAAGCCTCGATTATCTGTTAAAGACAAACTAATTAAACGGCTCGAAATCACTTGTGTGATGTCTTGCTGTTTTTTGTCTTTCGTGGTGATCTGCACTTTAAAAGCGGGCGTGCGGTGATTGTCGTTAAGATTGAAATCAAACATTAAAGGCTACTCATTAAACTCTCTGCAATGGCAATTAGCATCGGGTCATCGGTGCGTTTTAGGCTCATGCTGAAATCAATCGCACGAGGTGCGCCATCGGCAAAAAATTCTGTTCGGGTTTCTTGCACGCTTTCGATCACAAAAAAACCGATAATTTCAAAGGTTGCTCCGTCAATAAGCGGAAATGCACCGCCACTGTCTGCCATTAATTCCAGAGCTTTAATGGAAAATCTGCCACCAGTGATTTCTGGGATTAATCTGCCACTAATCGTCACAGTTTCGCTTTCTTTACCGGTGAATTGTGTTTTTGGCATTGCCCCGACAATGGCATTGGTTGGATGCCGCCAATTTGATGTGCGGTCTAAACTTTGAAAAGGCACGGTTTGCCGAGTGAACACAAACATGCCCAATGTGGCAAGTGCGAAGTTTTGGAGCATTTATTCTTCCTTTTTTGCATTGCCTTCCGTGCAACTGATAATAAAAATTAAGTTTGAAAACAATATAAAAGTACCAATAATCCAATGATCAAAATAAACAAAAATCGTGCTTAATAAAATTAGCGTATAAATCTCAAATGTAGTTTTTGCTTTTGTATATCTGATCTTCTTATTTTGATAGTTTTCTGCCGCACCAATCCAAGTCAGAATGGATAAAATGGTAATAATCCAAATTAAGGTGATTTGAGCGCTTGAACTGCCGATAATAAATACGGCAAGAACAACAGAAAAAAGAATAAATTCGCGAATAAAATCTAAAAAATGTAATGATTTAAGCATAATAAAATCCTGTGAAAAGTGCGGTCAAAAAATCCCATGATTTCTGCCGCACTTGGTGAATTAGCAAAATAAAAACGCGATGCCGAAAACGACAAGCAGCCAAAAGACAATCGAGAGGGTGATTATCCCTCGCCATACAAGGTATCTTGGCAAATTTGACAGGTAATCAATCAGTTTCTGTTTCATTTCGTTCCCTTGCTTTTTCTCGCCATTGCATTAATTCGGAAAATGTCATTTGCTCGAAGGCTTGTGGTTGCCAGTGGAAGATGATGGCAATGTCTGCCATGGCATCTTCCACTGTTGCGGCAATCATTACTCGGTCGCTTCGGTTTCCACTTCCGAGTTCTTCCCTAAAAAACCGACAGCCGCCGCAGCAAGCTCGGTGAAGTCCGCCACTTCCATGGTAACAAAGTCGGATTTGTGTAAAACAGGCGTGGTGACACGTGCAAGTAAAACTTGTAATGCGTCCACATCCATTTGCAACACATCAAACATTTTTAAGCCTTTTAATGCGGGCACAGTCGGTTTATTGACGGTGATTTCCGTGATTTGGTTTTCGCCACGAGTAATAGGGTTGGTTAAGGTGATGATTTTGGTATTTTCTGTTTTCATTTTATGTTTCCTTTAAAATCCCTCTTTTTTGTAAAGAGGGGAGGGGGATTTAATAAAAGCCCCTTTCGGGGCAAGGTGTGTGTGAATTAAATGCCGATTGCTGCGCGGTGTTCTGCCAAGCGATCGTTGCCATCAACAACAAAAATTGAATTGAGTAAATCAATTTCGATGATGTCTTTGCCGTTTTCAATGATCTTGTAATAAGTCAAAGGCACGGTGTAGCTTTGTTCGGTGTCATCGCCTGGTTTGCTTGTGCCGTTGTCGATTTCGCCAAAACGACCGCGCATGACAAGCTCAATAGAGGTGACTTCTTCTGTATCGTCTTGTTGATAAGCACCGGCAAAACGCAATGCCGTGCCGTCAATCGAGCCGCCAAATTTTTTTAATAGTTCGGTCATGTAACCGCCCATTTTGAACTGAACATCTAAAGGTTCTACGCCCAGATTTACTTTTACTTCACCAATCATGCCACCTGCGCGATACGCTTCTAATTTCATTGCTAATTTAGGTTGGGTGATTTCGTTGACTTGGCCACGGTAAGAATTACCGTCAGCCAAAAAATTCATTAATTTGAGTTTACGAGGTAATGCCATTTTTTACGCTCCTACTTTTGCAATGTTTGCGGCAAATTCCACAAGGTATTCATCGCTGATGTATTGGTTGAATCCAAGTTGTTCTAGCGGTGGAACAGGGCAGTAGTTATAAGACACAAGCAATTTTGCATCTTTCAAGGTTGCGGCAGTGTTTAAGTTGGCATTGATAAATGCTTTCCCACCGATTAAATAACCTTGCGCCACATATTCACGCCATTTTGCATTGATTGCTTCTACGATTTCTTTTACAAGATTCACGGAGATGTCTTTATCCATCGCCCAGTCAAAGGATTGCGCAATGGTGTCTTTTAACACTTGTGCCGTGCGAGTGTAGTTTTCGTAGATAAATAATTTATCAGCCGAACGAGTGCGTAATCCCCAGAACTTAAAGCCATTGTGGTTTACACAACAAGTAATGCCTTGTTCGTTGAGATAATTAACGTCGGTTGCACTGTCGTTAATATCGAAAGAAAGCGGCTTGGTGACACCTGTCACGCCAGTTAAACCTTTGTTTGAGATTGAGGTGTGCCAGCCGTATTCTTTGTCTTGATATGCACGCATTGCAGCTGCACGAACAACGGCATAATCCACTTCGGTTTGTTTGGTGTTTGGGTTAAACGATAAGAAATCACCGAAAATCAGCATTAATTCACGTTGGGCAAAATTGCGACCGTATGTCACTGCTTCTTCTTTGGTTTTTGCTGTGCCGCAAGAGGCATACACAAAGCCATTGAGTTTTTTCGCTACGCTTAACAATTCAATGGTTACGTCTTGGCTGTCATATTTCGGGATACAGAAAATACGAGGTTTGACACCACAAACTGCAGCAGACACGAGGAACGCTTTTAAGCCAGTGTAATTGCCTTCGTTATCTACGGTTCCGATTACATTGGCTTTCATGGTGCTTTCATCATCGTTTTCTTCTACTCGAATGACGACAACTTTACAATTCACAATGTCCGCAATGCCGTCTAATGCACGAGATAACGTCCCTTTTTTACCTGCTTTGGCTTGCATTTCGGCGGTGATGCCAGTTAAAAGAGTGGGTTTGTTGAGTGGGAAAACCGATGCATCTGCATCAGGTGCGGTTGCCACTAAACCGATAACTGCAGTGGATGATGTGGTGAGTGTTCGCAAGGCTTCGGAAATTTCCGTTACCTTGACCCCATGGAGATATTCATCA